ATGGGAAAAAAGGAGTATAATCGAATTAAAAATGTATTAGCAGAGAAAAACAAGACACAAACGTGGCTGGCTGAAAAACTGGACGTTGATTTTGTGACCGTAAGTAGATATGCGAATAATCACAATCAACCACCGTTAGAGGTGCTGGCTAAAATAGCTGCTCTATTGGGAGTTAAAACAAAAGACTTAATCAACGACTGACTATGGGTAGAAAAAAATCATCGGCGCACTATCAAAAAGAATTTAACGACTTTATGGAAACTCTGCGTGAGATGTCGCCTGACGAACTTTTAAACAGTTACCTTGAAGCTAAGTATGGGAAGAATTTTGTGGCTGAGGATAAACTACCATTAAGGATGTTTAGAAAGGCGGAGGAAGGCATTGAGGAAATGCTGGAATTTCTAGGTCCAAAAATGAATTAAAGAGTTGATTAATTCGTAGTAAAAAAATACTATTAATCCTGGGAGAATTTTCGTTATTTTTAAGAAACAAGGTCAAAGCCTTTCTTAAAATCCCCTGCCTATGAAACGCTTTATCATCATCATTCTTCTCATCCTTCCTGGTTTATCATTCTCTCAGGTTAAGGTCGATGGAGTTGATATCAATTCGCTTGAAGGCATCAAGTACATAGAAATTGTGGGCTTCGAACGTTTACTTAGTACTAAGGTCACGGTGACAATAGATTATGGTCAAAAAATGAAATTCGGTAGCGACCAACGAATTGAAAAAGAGGATGGGAAGCCAATTATTTTCAACAGCGTAATCGAAGCGTTGAATTTTCTTAACAAAAACGGTTGGGAGTTTGTGAACAATTATGCAGTGACAATCTCCAATCAAAACGTTTATCACTACCTTTTGAAAAGACGGGAACAAGTTAACATAACCGGGAATTGAAATAATAATTAAGATACACAGCAATTTAAATATGAAAGGTATGGACGAGAAAATTTCAAAATTCTTATCAGAATCACTCCCAAGCGATATTTTAAAGTCCTATCTCGAAGCACAAACAGGTATCGATAATCCTATAGGGTATTTATCACCCGGTTTGGAAGATCACATCACTAACGGGATTCAACGGGCTTTGGATGAATTGAATTATGGTGGCTTCAAGCTGATGGGCGGCAGTAACATCAGATCAACTAATTAACAGAAGGATTGCAGGTTACTTTAAACCTAGTTTCGACCAAAATGATCAATACGATTGGGCATCAAGCAATACAGAAGACGACAGAATCAGTCCTTGAACGGCTAAAGGAAGGTCCGGTAAAATCCACACTCTTTGATAAAGCGGGTAACCCTAGAAGCAAACCGCCGTTTGCAGGTGATGGGTATTATTTTTGGGACGATAATATTGAGGCGGCCGAATGGTGGGGGTTGACTAGATATACTGATTCCAAACGGGAGTTTCGGATTTTCAAGATTGATATTGTATTGCGATACGACGATAATTCATTACTGGATTTGATTGGGAACCGCCAGCACTTGAAATTTTTTGCAGAATTTATAAAAAAGGCAAGGAAGAAAGTAGATTGTACGGGGTGGACAATGGAAAAGTTTATTACTTATTGGAGACGTTTGAATACGCGGCAAGCGGGGGTATTCCCATTTAAAATTATTCGCTTTATTGACATTACCCTCGCCCGAAGTATTCAGCAGCCACTGTCGCTAACCTCTCGACACCATGCTGTCCTGCTAGACCCCTTTTTTATCATTTGCGTATTCGACTCGTCGGACCTGAATCTAACATCATATAAATTTGTTAAATAAATAGTAGCTATATTTCGAAAAAATGGACAAGGAGAAGGAGATACTTGCATTATTGGAGGATTATTTTAACTCTGCCCCTCAATCTGAGATTGAGGCCGATGTTCATTTTGTCAACAGTATAGGCCCCAAGGGAGTTTCGTTTGAACGCTACGTAGAGGGACTCAACGACGTTGCCGTCTCTAATTTGCTCCAAAGTGGGGTTATTGATGATATTGCATATTCCGACTATTTCAATAACTCGATTCAAGATGTACAAATGGGCAATCTGAACGAGCTAATTGTGCTGCAAGAACGGATAATAGTTCCAAATGAGTTATTTCTTTACTCTGATGCAGAAGTTTCGGTCTATGCCAATGCCGCATGACAGACAACGTTATACAAAGCCAAATTCGATTGATAACTTTTAAGGCGGTCCGTCTAGAGTTTGCCTGTGTAAATGAAATCCTGGAGCCAAAATTTAATCTTGGATTGGACGATTTGGTCTTTCCTGACAACCCAAAGTTATTTGCCAAGGTATTTAATATTGATTTGGTTGTGGGTCTTCAAACCGAAAGTATATCCTACAAGATTGGTTATCATGCTGTCTTCGAGTGCTCAATGGCCATCACAAGTGATTTTTTAAACTCAGACTTTGCCAAAATTTCAGCTCCTGCAATAGGATTTCCCTACGTTCGATCCTTCATCAGTACAATTTCAGTTCAGGCTGGATTACCGCCCATAATCCTACCATCAATTAATTTTGTTCAGTATAGCCATGAAAAAGAGGCGAGACTGAAAGGCTAATCAGAAACAGGGTATTGAAAACGGGTTATCTCCAAGATTAAAGTTTAATCAGTTCAACTTCACACTCTTTACTGCTAGACTCATACCCCCGGATCAGGTTGGGATAAAACACCAGGTTAAAGTCATTTGTTGCTAATCGCAATGGAACGACATCGTTTATGTCATTGAATACCGTAAGCGGAAATAGAAACGTTGCGCGGACTAAAACAGGATCCGCGGCTATTCTTTCAATATCGCGATAATGCTCACGCAGGCCTATTTGATACGCCGCCGGTTCATTGGCTGGCGGGTCAAAATAAAGCGCATGTTTTGCTGTTGTGTTAATGGGTAGATTCTGATTGACAAGAAAAAAATAAGCAAACCCGATTCTACTTTGGTTAGCACTTTCAAAATTTATCTGATTATCGCCGGTGATATCGTTCACATCCTGATCAAGCACATTAATAAGACACACCTGTGATTCGTTTATAACGTCGACAACCTCGAGGCCGGTAACGGTTGGAGTGGCTGTTGCTGAGAAGGCCACATCCTCCAAAATAAGCGATGAAGCGTTATTCGCTATAATCCGAAAGTCGCCATTATAACCATCCACCGCGCTGCCGGAAACCCGAACCAGTTGGTTTGCCGTGAAGGGATTCGTTCCGGAAAAATTGAACCTCGCGTAACCGTCCCCGTTATCTGTTACGGATGTTATGGTTACTGTATCCTCAGTCTCCGAGGTTTCGCACATAGCCAGCGAGGGTAAACTCATACTGAAGCTCGGCAGATATCTCTGATACGGGGCAATAAAATCCAGTGATACAATTTCCTGGGAATTACCTAAGATTTGATCATCAAGTTCAGTTAAACCTCCCCCATAAGGGGTATCATTAGCCTCGTTGTATTCGGTTATTTCCTCGGCGTTCTGTTCTTTGTAAACGAAAAAGTTCTTTTGTGAAAAGCTGGATAAAAATTCCGTATGATTAATTTCAATTATCTCGGATAAGTACGCTGAGATATCCAATGGTGTTTTGTTTTTGATTGCACTGAATTTTGTCGTACGGATTGTTTTTGATGCTGGCTCATAACTTGCCACAATATTGAACATCTGGAAAATCTGTGACAAAAACTGTGATGCTGTGACGTTGGGCAGCAGTGAGTCAGCATACACTTTGTAAAATTTTACCGGTGTGATTTTTATCGTTGAATCGGTATCCACATTTCCGGTTAAAAAAAGCGCCTGTTGTAGGGCCATCTGTACTTCAATATCAGAACCGTTCGCGATAACGTCATCCAGCGTTATAGTGTCGATAAACAAGGTGCCGAAGTAGGTTTTTTCGAAGATGGTCGTTGTGCCATTCAGCCTCACACGCAAAAACGTTGCGGCTTTTGCTGTCATCTTTAAGTTGATATCAATCTTGAGCCGTCGGTAATCGGTGTCAGCGGTGTAAATGCTTGTGCCAGTGTCCCAATTGGAATTAGGTGAATTGCTATAAGGTGTTGACACATCGGTGAACGTCAAAGTCGCAAATGTTGTGGTTAATGTCTGCGTGGATGTTTTACGTGCGTAAATTGTACGCGCATCAATTCTTTGCCTCAATCCGGACTGCCCATTATTTGTGGTGATAAGTCTGTTATAAACAGGGTCATTATTCAGGTCGCCGGTTATTTTCATGTGCGATTGATTTAAGATGGTCCGCACAATATCCTTCACATACATAAATGGCTGCATATCTTCGATGTAAAGGGACTTGCATAGCCTGGTTGAAAGTGCGCCGCGATCAACCAGGGGCCAGACTATACCGGAATCATTATCCCATGAGTCGGTAATATTGGCGGATGTCGTGTCTTTATCGAATGATATCCATGCAAATGAATTGCGGATCGGCACGTTTAAAGCCTTAATCCAATTCGAGTTGCCAGAATAAAAGGTGCAATTGATTGAGTTTTTAACAGATTCAATCCGCAAAAACCCAGTATATACAGTTGCCCCAGAATCATCGAGTAAACTGCAATCAATATTGTTTACCGTTATCTGATTTATGCTTGTGATACCAAGCTTACTACAGTTTGCGGCAGTTTTTGGGATTTCAATTTGATAACTCACATCCCCTTGTTGACTGCTAATATTTTGGAAAGTCTTGAATTTTTTATCAATGGTAATACCCGTCCCAAAGTCATCAAGATATCCTGCTTCAACTTTAATAATCATATCAAATTTTACTTAACTGTTCCCGAACTGTGACTTTTGCCTGTTCTCTATTAATATCCACCACACTAACAACCGGTGGAGGCATACTCTTTAACAGATTGCGCATCATCAACTCCATATTTCCCTGTTTGGTAATATAGTTTGAAACGATACCTCCATCTGCATAATTGCCGAATGTTCTTTTTCCTGAGTAGGTAGGACGCATTCTATCGGCTGCTCGTGCCCCGCCGACCATGGCGACATCTTCCTGATTCCATACTACCTCACCCCGGTGGACAACGCCGGCAGGATCGTACTTAGCCCCATCACCGGTGTAGCCTCCGTGGGCGAACTTCGCTCCATTGATCTTGGCCACGTTGGCAAGACCGGTAGCTATCGTGGCGGCTGCTGCCAAATAGGAGAATGGAGGTGGATAGGTTCCTAAGGCAAGGTTTGCCCCTTTGTATGTGTTCATTAATGCATCTGCCGAGGCAAGTATCTTGTATGCCGCGGTCTGCTCCTCGAAAATGGCTGAGGCCGCGCTGATGATCCCCTGTACGGCATTGAACTTTATAAGTTCCTGCTCATGAAAAAATGCGGCTTCGTCAGCGGCTTGCTGTTTCCTTTTTTCGGATTCTTCCCTGTGCAATCTGGTTTTCTCCGTTTCAAAAAGCTTGACTTCATCTGGCAATGCCGGCAGACCTAAAGTGTCTGTAGCGTTTGTTGTGTTGGTGACCTGGTTTAAATCTCCCCTCCCTGTCGGATCTGTAGAAAGCCTTTTTTCAACGCCTTTCTGTGCCTCGATAAGTTCAAGTATTTTTTTTCGGGCATTTACATTCTCGGTAAGCTTTCCATTTATTTCTTCCTGAATGTCTTTTATCTCAGCTTCGACCTGGGCGACTTTTAACTGAGCTTCATAGTCAAGCTTATAGTTTGTACTCGCGTCTTTGATCGCTTCGGCCTGCGCTTGCAGAACAATGACCCTTAATTGTTCATTATTGGTCAGTTTTTGAGTGATCCCTTCAGAAGCGTTTAGCCTGGCCAGGTAGGTCTGACTTTCATCGTCGCGGATCCGGCGCAAGTTCTCGGCTTCGCGCTCACGGTCTTTTGCAAATCCTTTAGCAAATTGCCCAGCAATCTCAAGCTGGCGAATCTGAAAGTTTGCGTCCGCCACTGCCTTAGCTTTATTTGCAATGCCCTCTCCGTAAATGATTCTGTTTATCTGGAATGCCGCTTCTTCGAAGAAACCAGATTCTTTATCCTTTCGAAGTTCTGATACCCAATCCCCGTAGCTGTTGAGCAGAAGTTTAAAGCCTGTCGATAACTGATCAGTGGCGAGTCCTAAATCTTTTGCACCTTGTGCCGATCCGGCATACGCACCAACAAGGGCAGTAAGTATGCCGATTGTCGCGGTTACAGGATTTGCGAATTTTGCAAAGGATGCAGCAGCCGCCCCTACATTGGTCCCCATGATATTAACTTGCCCGGCCGCCCCCTTGAGAGTATTTGCGGCGTTAACGGCCCCATTCGACAGGTTATTGAAGACGTTTGTTATATTAGTAACTCTGCCTTGCGTTTTCCCGAGCTGATCGGCTAAGACCTTGTTACTTTTTGTGAGCTCGTCAAGGACATTTTTTTGCCCGGTGACTGCCCGCTGAAGATTGCCGTAGGCGCCTTGCTGTTTTTTAAGTGAGGTTTCAACCTTGGCTATCTCCTGTGCGAATTCTCTTTGGGTAAGCTGCCCGGCTTTGTAAGCTTTATTTAAATCTGCCTGCTCTTTTTTTAACTGGATAATAGCAAGCTTTGATTTTTCCAGTTCGGTCAAGGCTCCGTCCTGGTCAATCTCAAGTTCAAAAAGTATGGTTTGTTTATCGGCGCTCATTGTTAGAATGTTTTGTTACCTAGTTTTCATTAATAATAAATCCACTGCTCACCTTTCCTTTCCCCCCGGTCTTAAAATCTACAACTGATTTCATAACCTTCGGTCCCAAACTTAGAATCGTTTGACATGGTAATTCCATACAAGCGGTGGTTAACGCTTGCGCCCGCTGTTTGTCAAAACAACTGTCAATTATAGGCTGAAGAAAAAGCGCACAGTGCGAGGCATACGCCTTTGACATATCGTACAATGACGCACCCTGAAGCTTTAAAATATTAGCCGCGATAGTTTCTACCTGAATGATGTTTGTAAGTTTTAATGGATAAGCAATGCTAATGTTTGTGCCGTTCAGAGTGATTGACTCCACGGTGTCTGGTACCACAGGTGCCGTATTATAAAACTGCACTGCCTCACAGACTCTGTTCAGATCCATGATCGCCGTTTCGATTTCGGTTCGGTGCAAATCGGTTAAAACCGACAAAAATTTACTTATACCTCCGTCATTGTCAGGAAACAATAACTCGCACCACTGTCCAAATCTTACATCTTCCCATGCCGTCGGGAAAAGTACAGGCTTGCCGTTTACTTCTATTTCAGTTTTCATTTTAAAGTCATATTTTTTTGTGGGCGTCAAATCCTAAATCCATTTTCCGGTGCCATTACAAACCTCCAGGAAGGAACAGCAACCCGACCGGTTCCGCCTGGCTTCCACTCAATCATCTTTACCTCGAGCCATTGGCGCTGGTTGAATTCACCCCACGGTTCGCTATTGAGGTATTCACAAAGCGCCTCAGCGGCGGCGAGTCTCTTGAATTGGTATTCATGTTCAGCATACTTCCGGTACCGATCCAGATCTTTCTCAAGCGCCTGATCGTTGACCCTCCATTGTCCGGCGTGCTCGAGGTACTTAAACGATATGGGTGTATTGATCGAAGCTTGAACCACTTCTTGCAAGTGCTTTACCTCCGGGGCAATCTTCAGCCCTGGCATGGAAAGCAGATCGAACGTTGCCGAGAGCTTCGCGAGCTCCTTGTTTGAAGCCGCTACTTTGCCGCGCACAATCTCCAGGATATTGGCTTGCAAATACTTCAGTTCCTTTTCCGAAGTAAATTCATAGAGGTCGTTTAATTGCTTCACCCGCTCCAGGTTGCCGTAAACCTCTGCCTTGATGCGCTCAACGGCCGGGGTATCTTCGTGAATCAAGATTCTTTCGCTGTTCAATGTTACTGTGTTCATAAATTTTTTGTTTTAATTAGTTATAGTTTGTGTTTATTCCATCGGTGATATGTACCCATTGTCCCGCGAGGGGTAGCCGTTGCGATTGATCTGTACAACGTTGGACCCATTTTCTTTCGAGTCTCCATTGAATCTAAACCGGTTCATTTTATGGAAGCTCATCCGCGGCTGTGATGTCGGTTTTAATTCGAAGAATACGCGCATCATTATTGCATCCGAGATATCAGGCGAACGGCCTATCCGTTGCTTAATATCCTTCTTCGAAACAATCGCAATTTTATTTTCTGTGTCCGAGTCCTTTAACCGGACTTGCTCCATTTCTTCGATAAGCTGGTTTCTCAGCTCGGTATTTTGCCGGCAGTTGATGAAGATTTTCTTTTCCTTGAAAAATTCTCCGAGCCGGTAATATGCCTGAGTCTTCAGGTTGGCGAAATTATCATCGCCTTTTTTACCCGGTATCGGCTTGGATCCGTTTAAAAAACCTTTGCATCCTAAACCATCCACAACCCCGCCGCCGATTCCATCTTCGTCAACGATGATATTTTGAATTGAGACTTTATTTTTACTGGCGAGATCTTTGATCTTCTCACAAGATTGTAGGATTGATAAATGCGGGTGTACGTGTATTTCCTCAGCCCGCAGGCCCGACCAGAGGACAATTACCGTATTATCACTTCCAAACCGGGCGATGTCTGCGGTGATGTATTTCTGACCTTTAGGGATTCGCGGAGAGGTTCGCTCATCAATGGCATCGATGATATCCTGATAGGCTATAACCTGGCCGGCCTCCTCGCTGTAATCCCAATTTCCAAACAGCAGCCTTTCCCGCTTGATCAAATCGGTAATGCCCTGAAGTTTCTCTTTATACTGACTTTCGTTGAAAGGATTGTCATCGACCAGGGATTGAACAAAAGCTTTATCCTTTGCAAGTGTCCCATCTTTCCAAGGCTTATAGATGTTATAATAAATCCAAACCTTTTTCGGGTTGCACGTGATCAGGATCTTAGCGAAAATCTTATACTTGTCATTCAGGCACCGCCCTATCCGGCTCTTGAGTGTGTCAATTGCTCCTTCATCAACTTCGGAGGCCTCTTCCACCCATCCTGAAGAAAATTCATACGACCCCCAGCGCTCAAAGAAAGGATCGGACGGAAGATATTGAAGGTCCAATAAATCGATACGGCTACCGTTGTGAAACAAGATTATGTGGTCCTGCGCGTTATACCTCAATATCGAATCAGGAACAATCCCATAAAACCGCAGAACCTTGTAAAACGTCTCGAGCGTCGTGCTCCTGATCTGCTTTAATTCGTTGCGCCCGATGAAATACCGCGTGCCCGGATAACGCAAACACATGACCAGTAACCACTCACAACCAAGCCAGCTTTTCCCCCCGCCTGCCCCGCCGCCGAACACAAGCAGAACCGTAACGAAATCCAACAGGTATTTCCATGCGGACTTCTGTTTCTCAGTCGGCCGGATTTTCTTTAATGTCAATTGTTCTGTTTTCACTATTCAACCCCTCAATTTCAAATCCATTAAACTGCATCGTTCTTTGATCCATCTTGATCTCTTGCTTATCGGCCCAACCCCAATTATTTTTCAAGCTGAAGATTGCCCCGACTATATTCGTCCGCTGATCATGTAACCGCTGTTCGGTGTATTCTTCAATCCGCATCTTTGAGTATTGGATTACATCAAAAGCAAATTCATAGCCTTCCTCTTTTTCATAGTTTACAAGTGCCTGCCGGGAACGAAAACCAAGTGCAAGGGCAAGGCCTGTCATAGTCAAATGCTTTTTGTTTTCTTCGCAAAATTCGAAATAGCGAATGATTGCGGACTGCAATGACTCAGCGTCCACGAATCTTTTCTGAGTGCCTGGATTACCTGAAGTATATTGTCCAAGTTCATTACGGAAGTAGTCCGCGATGGCCGTGTTTTTACCCGTTAAAGGGTGTTCGTTTTCGGACACTGCACGCTTATTGCGTGTAGCCTTTATCGTTGTACTCTTCTTTGCTTTTTTTATCATATTTGTTCAACTGAATGTTCAACTTAATTGTAGTTGCAGCTGTATTTATACTGTTTGTACGCTAATTTGAGGCATATTCCGCGATGGCCGTGTTTTTACCCGTTAAAGGGTGTTCGTTTTCGGACACTGCACGCTTATTGCGTGTAGCCTTTATCGTTGTACTCTTCTTTGCTTTTTTTATCATATTTGTTCAACTGAATGTTCAACTTAATTGTAGTTGCAGCTGTATTTATACTGTTTGTACGCTAATTTGAGGCATATGAATTGGTCTCGTATGGACTTGTACCCAGTCATTGCGCTGCCCTTAACATTGCCCTCACTCTCTTCTGAATTGGTCCTGCGATGTCACTGAAGCACGGCCTTGCCATTCTCCATCGCTGCCGCAGAACGATAATTGAATCCGCTCTGAAGATCCCTCGGCTAACATGCTTACCGTAAAACCTCACAATGTTCCCGGGCGCAAGCTCATGCGTGACTGAAAGCCCAAGGTTGTTGGAAAGAAGCACCGTAACAGCTTCATCGCCGGCGATTACTGGCACCTGAACATCCCAACCGTTGGCAGGGTAATCCGTTATTCGTGCTGTTATAATTGATCGCATTACTTCAGAAGGGTAAGTCATCGGTGCCTCTTTCTTCTGATCCTACTTGTCTCCCCTGGCTTTCTGTGACGGTCTGTCGGGTTGCCTGTGGCTTCTTACTACTAAGCATCGTCATGTTGTCAATCACAACTTCCGTGATGTAGCGCGTAACATTATCCTTCTCCCATGTACGCGTCTTTAGTTTCCCTTCAACAAAAATCAGATCGCCTTTATGAAGAAATCTCCCCGCTAAATCAGCCAGACCTTTCCATGCCACACAGTTAACCCACTCCGTGGTTTCTTTTTTCTCCCCTGTCGTTTTGTCCTTGAAAGTATCAGAGACAGCCAATGAAAAATTGGCCAGTGTGTTACCGTTGTCTAAGTTCCGAATCTCAGGATCTTTACCTAATCGGCCTATCCCCTGCCATCTGTTTAAGCTTGCCATTGAGTTTCTGTTTTAGTTATTGAATTGTATTGACTTATAAACTCATCGAACGACCGAACGATGAAATACTTACCTCCTGATTGCTCAACCTCTTCCTGGAAGGCCTTCTGCTTCACGCTCTGCCGATCCTTACGGATCTTCACCTCCCATGTGATAAAGCGGCCCTGAATGATTGCGGCGATATCACCATGGCCTGAATGAGTACCAGGCAGATATTCACCCTTCATCAGCCTTACCCGTCCGATTACGTCCGTGTATTGCTTCCCTGGGCGATAGCGTCCCTCTGAGGACTGTCGCCATGCTTTATGGTTATGCAAGTCCAACCATCGCAGGATTGCTTTTGTGAGGCCTCCAGAGGTTGTGTCGTTGTGGCGTTCCTGTGGCAGTGCTGCATCTGGTACGCTTGGGTACTGCTTCCGTTTTTTGGCCATCGCAAGTCTTTGCAATTCTTTCAATCCTCCTTCACTTTTCATGCGTTTCCGACCGTTTCCAGTGTTTTTAAAAATCCTTGTTTTTACTATCATTTTCGCAGGTTTCCGTTTCCGTTTCCTTAGACATGGAAACATGGAAACACTTCGTGTGTTCCCTATGTATGTTTCCCTATGTTTCCGTTTTGGTTTCCGGAAACATCCTTGGAAACATTGGAAACCCGCTTTACTATTTTTGCAATTGTACCCTTCGATGCAATACCTAAAATGTCCGCTACCTGCTGGTACGTTTTCCCTTCATCTATCAATCGGATTACCTCCCCATCCTGATTTACTGAAGCCTTCAGGAGCTGCAGAGGTGCCCTGTCGTTGTGCCCTGTGGTTTCTCTCCGAGCATGGTAAGGTTATCGCCAACGATCTCGGTGATGTAGCGTTTTAATCCCTGGCCTTGAGCGAATACGTCCGGCAGGCCTTTCTTCTGGTTGGAAGGGATGAAGCGCTTTAACGCCATGTTGAACGTGCCCTTGCTGTCGATACGGGTTGCGAAGAATCCATGCAGCCGGAAGGTTGTAATCACTGCCATGGTTAGGCCGTTGGTGTTCTTGTCTGTGAACTTTGCCTTTGGCCTGCAATGCTCAGGTATGGAGGGATATTTCTTCCGGTGTTCCACCATCGCATGTCTTTCCAGTTCTTTGAGACCTGCACGATTCGGGTATTTTGAGGTATCGTTTTTCATCGATTCGGGTATCGGTCTTTCAGGTATCATTCTGGTATTAATTCCATTCATTCGGGTATCCATTATCACGGATTCGGGTATCATTCGGGTATCTGGTATCCTCGTCACGGGAATCGGGTATTGCGCCTTTATATATATAAGGCGCATACGTACCCGATTGAGAAGTACCTGATAGGTCCCAATCAGCAGCCGGCAGATAACTTGTTGATCTTCCCTCACCGTGAGATATCAGAAGTCCATCGTCCACGGCTTTGAGAAGGTGTTTCTTTGCGGCTTCGGTTTTTATTCCAGCAAGTTTGCCGTAATGATCCTTCAGGATGGCAGACGGAATTTCGTGATAACCATTCAGGCGTAACTCAATTATTGCCTGCTTCAGGAAATTGAGTTTATACATTGGGGGAGCCGGTGCCCCGCATGTCTTCATCATGCCGGTGGCTTGGTCCCAGCTAAAAAACACCGGTTCAAAGTCTCCCGGGCTCGCATGGCTGAGTTTGAAGTGATCAAAGTCGATTGTGATTTCCTTCACATTCTTATCTGAAGTTGATCTGATCAGCAAAAAGGCACGGGACCATCGCAGAAGGAAAGCCCCAATATGGCCCGCTGGGTTAGTTGTTCCTTTGTTGGGGTGAATCGTGACGACAATGGCGCAATTGTATTTTACCGCCAATGCCCGAAGCCATTTAACAACTATGACTGAATCCTTGTCGTCGAGCATCGATGCGGAGAAGTCTAAAACACCATCAAGGATGACGAATTCGTATTCATCGGATGACAGGTAGGATTCCAGGACCTTCCGCAATACATGCGGGTCGCCAATTTCTGCCATGACCAGGTGCGTGAGGTCCTTAAACTTTGAACCGTCCTCAGTTAATAACTCTTGTCGTTTTCCGACGCGACGGAAAATATTTTGGTAGGTCTTGCTGCAATCGTCCGCGGTCCGCTCGGTATCACATAAGAGAGCTTTTTTACCAATCGAAATATATCGGAAGCCGATTGTGTCAACCGCATCCAGTTTATTTACGGCGATTAAGAATGCCGCGCCGGCTCCTTCAGTGGCGGACGTCTTACCAACGCCGGGGGAGGCCATCAATACCGCGATCTCTCCGCGGTTAATCAGCGCTGTAGAATTCTGGTACAATGCGGGTATTTGATCCTTTGGCTGATAAGCGAATGTCATTTCCTGGCACCCGATCGATTTATTATTCCGTTGAGGAACCAACATACCGTTAAGCATTACTTCATTGCTTTGCGGTTCCGACTTATCGATTTTTTTAAGCTCCTCGGTCAAACTCATGCGGCCCTCCCAACCTTTAAGCGCTCCTTCATCCATTTCGTCCGCTCAACCTTCCAGTTCTCAGTAGCCAAATCCCGCTGCCTCCTAAGATTTTCAATAGTCCCTTTTAAAAATTTAATTTCATCAATAAGCTTCTGGCCATTAATGACTGTGTTCCAATACACCTCATCTATGGAGTCAAAGGACCGGGTAACGTATTGAATGTGATTTCCCTGGATTTCGATTATTTCAGCAGCCGAGAAAAGGAATTTTTTGAACGAATCGAGTTTTTGAAGTACGTTCACGTCTGTTGTTTCCGTGATTCGTTGCTCAGCGTCCCTGTACCTGGCTTTTATTTCGGCGGCGACGTCTTGGGCCTTCCGCTCAATCAATGCCTTTGATGATATATTTCCTTGTCTGAATTGCAATGTGTCAACTACACTACCTATCTTTGCCTCATCCATTGTCTTAAAAATTTTTAAAGGTCGTGTTCCACCACGGCCTTTTATTTTTACCTCCGCTTTCTCTTTACTGATATAGCTTTCATTTCGTCCATGATTGAGCTTTCCAGAAAATACAAACGGCCCCCCATCCGGAAGCCTGAAATTTTTCCAGCCTTCACCCAATCTTGAATAGTTTCCGTAGTGACTTGGAATTTTAAAGCAAGGTCTGAGGTGCTCAAGATCTTATCCTTTTCAGGAACAACCACATCTTTTAATACCTTCAGTTCGTCCTTAAAAACCTCGCTTAAAATTGATTTGAGCTTGTTTACATCCTCCGCATTCTCCAACACCAAAACCATAAACTTCAAGGATTTTTATTTTCAACAGCCTGGAAAGAATTCTCAATTTCGCGTAAGTCGTAGTATGGGCGAGATCCCCCGAGGCGATACTCCTTGATAACACCCTCTCGGATGCGACGGTTAAGTGTGCTCTCAGACCAGTTAAAATAGTGTTGGATTTTTTCCTTAGTCACTAAATATTTTTCTGTTTTCATCGATGTTTTCGATTTGGTCCCTATCTGCAAAAAAATCTATTTTGTTTCGTGTTCAGCAATTCTCGTTCAAATGCCGTCAAAATCATTGACATAAAATTGTCAAACGATTTCATGCACAGGTGAAACCAAAAAAACTATTTTAAAAAAATTGGTTATACATGTTTCTTTATGAATGCATTCATAGCATTTTCTGTCGAAGCGTACGGCAAGAGATTTGAATTTTGCAGGATCGTGTATGTGATGATATTTATTTTCCGGTCCTTTTGTTTTGGAAGTAGCTTTTTAAGGTGAGCCCGGAGGCGTTTGATATTATGCGAGTGGATGACATCGCCGTAGATATCTATATTTCTGAGCACGTCGCGTTCGCGTCGCCAATCATAAGCCTCATACAATTCAAACATCTTATGAAAGGCGTTCAGGATCGCCGGGTGTTCAAGTCTTAATGGTTTGCCATTGCCAATTGCTAAGGATATTTTTTTCAGCGGTTTGCTCTTGACTTCGTCAATGGCTTGGTAAAACAACTTCCATTGGTCGTCTTTAAATTTTGATGTTTTTTTCTTGATCCGTTTCGGCATCCATACAGGTATTATTTCAAGAATCCCGGGCAACTCGCTTTCAGGGATTCCATTATCAATAATAACCTTCCTTACCGCTTCGGGGTTACTCATGCGACCTTCATTACAGCCCTGTTAAAATGTTCCATCATTATTTTTGCATGCTCGTCTTTGCTGATCTTAATGTATTTCGCAAAAACGGCTTCGGTCCTATGACCGGTCACCGCCATGATTGTCCGGCTCGGGATCCCGATCAAATAGCAATTCGTGGCAAAACTTTTTCTCCCGACGTGGCCCGATAACATTTGCCATTTCGCCACCCAATGGATTTTAGCCACACCTTTGATCGTTTCCCTGCGTTGTACCACCGCATTGAATTTCGCAAGCTTACCAAGTTCGCGTAAATCCTCATTGTAATAAGTAAGCTCCTTATATTTTATTTCTGGCAGCGATTGATCATACTTATTGAAAATCTCCAGCGCGATCGGATGAAGCGGGATTACAACGGATTCGGAAGTTTTGGTTGTGGTGATTCGAATCACCTTCCCGCCCGCGACGTCCTCAATGTGCTGGGGACGGATCTTACAAAGGTCGCTATACCTTACACCTATCCAGCAATTAAATACGAACAGATCGCGTGAACGCACGAGCTCCGGCCGGTCGGTTAAATCAAGATTGTAAAGCTTTAAAATTTCCTCCTGGTTTAAATAGATGCTGTCGGATTCTGACGACAAGCTCTTAAAGGCTTTCTTCCGGAATGATTGATTCGTGTGCTTATCCTGGTCGAAGGATTCACGAAGGAACAGTTTAATATTTTTAATCACCTTGCCGCATGTGCTGTCAACCAGGGGTTTTTTACCTTTCTTACCCTCTCCCTTACTGTAAAGGTATTCCATGAAGTCGTTATAGAAATCGAGATTGAAGGTTTCCCAGGTCAGTGCAATACTTTTCTTCGCCGCATAATTTTTCAAGTGATTCAAGGTTGACCGATAATCAACCCTTGTTGCAATCTTTTTCGGTGAGGTCTCAATAAAGTTTTCGGCCCATGGTAGAAAATTGGTTATTGACTTGTTGCGCTCAGGCCTGCCGTTAATTGCATCGATCTTGTTTTCTAAGACCTCCTTCGTTACAACTTCCGTTGATAGCGGGCGGGTGATATCTTCAAACCATGAGTAAAGTTCTGATATCCGGTTGTATAAATTCGCATCGGATTTGAACGCTACATTTTCACCTTCCCAATATTGCTGGGAAGTTTTCCAACCGGTCGAGCATTTAATTGGCTTGTCACTTCCAGACAATCGCACATACACAAAGACTGATCTCTGCTTTTCGAAGTCCGCGAGTATTGATTTTTTTTCTTCACCCCGGGCAGTCTTTACTTTTGCTTTGATTTCCTGAATTACTTTCGGATCACTGCTGCATCCTTCCAGATAAAAATTGATTGTGTTCTTTTTCATTTTGTGATTCACGTAAAAAACCACGTAAAAAAATTGTCCTGTTAAGGTACTACAATACCGGTGCACCACAAAGTAAATGCACCGGCAAAGTGTTGGAAATCAGTTGTTTATCCGGTTATTCCCGGAGTAGGTAGGAAATAGCAGGGTAATAATTTACGTTCCTGCACGACTATCTTCGATTATCCTGGTAAGACCAATAAAATCTTCAATGGAAAGTTGTTCAGCGCGTTTATCCAAAATCGGCGACGCTATCACTCCGGGTGCCAAATTTAGATTTTTTAACGCGTTGCGCAAGGTCTTGCGCCTGTTATTGAAACCCTGCTTGACCACCTGAAAAAAAAGCTTTTCACTGCACGGCAACTTCTCTCGGTCGTTTCGGCTACACCGGATTACAGCCGACATGACTTTTGGTGGCGGATGAAACACGCCGGGAGGAACTTTGAAAAGATACTCGATCCGGTAAAACGCCTGCAGTAAAACGCTGAGTATACCATAAGTTTTGGACCCATGCGGGGCTGCCATGCGCTCCGCGACTTCCTTTTGCAGCATGCATACCACCTGCTGGACCTGGTCGCGATGCTCAAGAATTTTAAAGAATATCTGCGAGGAAATGTTGTATGGGAAATTGCCGATGATCGAAAACTTTCCGTTCATCAAAGACCGGAGATCCATCTGGAGAACATCGCCTTCAATGATCGCGCTTTCATAACCGGGATAATGTGTCTTGAGAAATTTGACGGAGTCGCGGTCAATTTCGATGAACTTCAATTGGAGATCCTGACGCTGTACCAGATATTGTGTGAGCACGCCCATGCCGGGGCCGATTTCTATAACCTGATGATTGCCGAAAGGCAGTTGTAAGGCATCAACAATCTTTTTGGCAATGTTCTGATCCTTCAGAAAGTGCTGCCCTAAAAATTTTTTCGGGCGGACTTTTCCTTCAGTTTTCCTTCGTTCCAT